ATTTGTTCACGCCGCATCTCATAATGCTCACGTCCGTATGCAAACCATTCACGTAAAGCTCCATCAATATTCTGCATAGACTGCTCCATTGGAGATATTGCCTTAGATTTAAGAATACTGGTCAAACTTTTAAAAATTGACGTTTCATCCAAGGCTCCCATCCATTGATTCAAATCTTCAGAGTAAACATTCTTCCTTTTGAGGAAATCTGCGTCCTCATCACGCATATACTCAGTAGGTGTAGATTCTTTATCAGGCATAGTAAATATCATGTCTCGGTCAGCTAAAAAAGCAGCATAAGAGATATGATTAAACTCATCGTATCCTTGCTTGATTGAACCTTTCACATCATCACCATATGTCATCATGGCCGCAACTTCTCGAAAAGATACATGCTTATGTTCTGGCAATATATGGAAAAAAGCACAACGCAAAAGCAAAGAATTTACAATCGAGTTAATATATACTGTCAAATTCTGCCCACATGGATTAGAACCAAAATGTTGTAAAAGATCACCGTTATACGCCATAACAGGATATGCAATATCTGTAGCAATGCCTCGCATAATCACAATAGCCTCTTCTGAATATCCATAACTACGAGCAATAGAAATAAGTACATCGAAGGCCGCAAGGATAAGTTGCGCAGCCATGCGCAAATCATACTTACTGTAATCACCAGCTAAAATACGATCCGCTCCAAATTTGCGCATGTGTTCTACCAATTCACTAAATTCTGGACCCATAGTGTTAATACCAACACCACACTCTGAATCAAGAGGAAATAATGAAAGAAGACGCACAATAGGCAAGAAATATTTACGCACAACTAATTGTAGAGCAATAGGCGATGCCTGAAATACTCTCACTTTATCCTTAGTCAACTTAGTCGGTTCATCCTTCAAACAAGCTTTAAAAGGCACATGACAACGCCTACCTTGCTTGTACTCAATCTCCATACGATCTGCTTCCTGCCAAAAGCGATCATCTAATTCTGCTGGGCAAGAAATACCAGGAAAATCTTCTGGATCCAAACGACTGATATATGGCTCTTTCGCACCAGATAATGGATAACCTATAGCGGAATGCGGATTGATTTTATCAATAAATCTCAATCCATCAATACCACACAGGTTCTCCATGCGTGTAAGAGGTCTAACAAATTCAGCCAATTCAGGTATCTTGTGAGTACGCTCAATCATATGCTCGGTATAATCCACTACGGCTTTAACAAGCAAT